TAAGCGTCTGCAACAGGAAGCAATCTCCAATCGTATTTGTCCTTGTCCGTTCTCCAAAAGAGCTTGGACAGCCGAGATTCGATCTCTAACTGGCGGGTTCGCTTTTGGGCTTTGGTTTGTGAATCCATAACTCTCAAGTATGGATATGTCTGTTTGTGCTGCATTAGTTGAACGATTCCCCCCTGAAGAATCTGGGTAAACAAATATCCGTTGATTTGGGTATCTACGAATAATTTCTTTAGCAAGAGCATCGGTATCGTGTGCTCCTGTAATTTCGTCAATTATGATCAGCTTTCCAGCAACACGCACCCCAATAATTGCTGACATGTTAGAAATATTAAAATCAATTCCAATTCGTAACGGTTCGTCTTCATAATCAATATTTTTGTCTGTTACATGTAGTTGTCTATTAAACCTGTCATACACCTGACCAGTTGTTAAATTCGTAAATTCTCCATTTAGATACGCTTGTAAAAGGCTTGGATCGTAATTCGATTCTAATCTTGCAATAAAGTCATCTGGCAAATGTGGGTTGTCAGATGTTTTCATTTTTATTAAACGTCTGTCTTCTCTTTTCTTTGCATCGTCACTTCCAAAGGTTTGCCACATCCAACGAAATCCTTCAGGAGTGGAAGCAACGCCAAATTGACGCACATTTCCAGAACGTAAACGGCCTAAGATTTTAGGAAAAGCTCTTGACGCAATCGTGGGAGCAACTGTATCTATTTCATCAGCAAGCACCCAAGCTAAGTTCAATCCAATTATTCTTGACCAGTTTTCAAAAGACCTACATAAAATTTTTGTATCTCCTTTTGGTAAATGCAAAAGATATTCAGGTAATGGAGATGCCCTAAATGTATAAGGGATGTCGTATTCCTCTAAATAGTTTTCAAAATCATTCATCCAAATATCTCTAATCAATGGTCCAGTGGGTTCCATAACACAACCTGTGAAACCTTGGTTAGCTAAAGCAAGGTGAATAGCTTTACAACATAACGCTCTCGTCTTCCCTGCTCCATAACCAGCCGACATTCCTAAAATTTCTGTTTCATAATCAGTGACAAAATCTAATTGACCTGGATGTAAATTTGTCCGCATTTTGAGAGTAAGTTCATCTTCATTAAGAATGCCTTTTCCACTCCCTACTTTTTGAAGGACTTTGCCTTCTGCGACTACAGAAAGAAAGCTGTTAATCATATATTTTTGCAATTTTGGCAGCCGTATTAATTGCACCTAAAGCAACTGATAAATTATTTTGCTCCATTCCTTTTTTATGAATGATATTCAACTGTGCTAACAACACAGCAGCAAAAGCTTGTCTATCAAGGTTGTAATCCTCTTGCAAAAATAGGCGAGCTTCAGAAACGTATTCATCAACTTGTCTTATTTTTACCCCCCATTCTTGAGCAGCGTATTGTGCTAAATCTGAACGAGTTGCTCCATTCGCAATCATCCTAGAAAAACGCTGAACACGAAATGCTTTCTCAGCAGCAGTACAGCGTTTAGTCCTTTCTTTTTTTTCTATCTCAACATCCATAATTAATCTAAATTTGCAAAAGAATCTAAGACATACCAAACGTGACTATTTCTATAACCTTTTTGGTAAGTAGGAATAATTGGAGTTACTCCATGCATATTTCGCCAAGCAGGATAAACAAGCATTGAATTATCTGTTTGTTCAAAGGTAGCTCCATAATCAGGGACATGTAAATTTCCTCCTTTGCTATTCCTTCTTTTGGTAATGATAATGTTCACACCTCCTTTTACGTTTGCATGATCTTGATGAACTGGTGCTGAGATATTGCAATTAGAAATAGTTGAAGTGAAGTATTTGGCAAACCTCCATTTTTTAGGAACCCTTTCTTCAATTCGTTCTTTATGAAAATCAGCAACAGAAGGAATATATTTTTCAACTAATTGAAAAGCTTTTTGACCTGCTGCATTCATAGCTTTTGCAAAAGTCTCAGCACTTTTTACAGCATGAACAGAAGAACGACTTGCATAGGGTCTTCTCATGTGTGGTTTAGGTGGAATACTTCCAAGGATGGTTGAATATTGTGAAACGACCAAGTAACGCCTTTTCCCGTCTGCCAATGAAGGTAACGGACGTTTTCTATCCATCAATGTTTTGGGAACACGATCCGTAAGGATTTCCGTGTCAGCGATGTTAACAAGGTTTTGGAGATCTGCTGGTAGCTTTTTAATAAACAATCCGACATGAGAACCATCGGGATCAACAAGAATACAATCGTCTGAAATATTTGGTTCAATATTTCCGACTTCATCCCCGATAGATAAAGTTCTTTTGATTGGTGTGAGAGTGAGAGAAGAAAAAGTCATCTAACGATTCTTTTTTTTGATTTTGCGTAACCTGCTATATCGAGTTTGCAATCTATTCTTTGTTTTCTTTTTATAAGTTTAGAAAAAGGAGACCAATCTTTAACTAATTTCTCAGCCCAAACTGTATCTTTTTTTTGAGCATATAAATGTTGAAGCCCTCCTGCGTTAGCTCCGAAGCCTGGAGCGTTAAACCAAGCATGGAGGTCAACTATTACCCCATCAGAATGTTTTATCGCAAGCATTGTAAAATCTCTATCTTCCTTCCTGTCGGGTCTGTATTCCCATGTGATTTTAGGCAAATAAAGCAAAACACAAACTTCAGGAGGTTTTTTATTGATTGCATATCTTTTCTTTTGTGTTGAATAAGACCACGCATATTGACGGTAATTTAGTCCATTTACAGGAAATTTATAAGTTTTAACTTTTTCATAAAAATCAATCAAAACAGTTGCATCTTTATTTATTGTTTTTCCTGCTTTTGCAATACCAAAACCTTTCACATCATCATCAACAACCCAAATCCAATCCATTTTATTTTTACGAGCAAAAGCAAGAATAAAATTTCTTACATAAGAAACACCTTTTTCATTCTCTGGAATCATTTGTAAATTAGGTACGTTTGCTTCTTTGTAAGATTTATAATCTTGAGGTTCAACAAAATGAAAAAAAGGCAACCCAACTTCTTGAAACAATTTGTAGGTGACTGTATTTGGTCTTGATTTTGTAGGTATGCAAATGTTCACGATTTTAAAGCTTCTATAAGTTTCATTCCTACATAAACACCATTTTTCCTAGCATCAGCCACTAACGCTTTTGCTTCTTCATAATCTTCTGATCTAAATTCTATTTGAATTGCCTTTTTAACTTCGTTAGCCCAATCATCAGCATCTTCATCTTCAAGATCATCTAAAGCAGAATAATCAGGGTCTTCAGCGAAGTCAGGTAAATCATCACCCCAACCTAAAACAGTTAAGTCAAAACCAGCATCAGCTAAAGAAGCTAATTCAGATTGCAATAAGTCATCATCCCAACCAGAAGCTAAAGCAAGTTGGTTATCTGCAATGACATAAGCTTTTCTCTGATCTTCAGTTAAATGTTCAAGGCTAATTGTTGGAATTTTTTCAAGGTTAAGAATCTCAGCAGCAAGCAAACGTCCATGACCTGCAACAACATTTAAGTTTTTATCAATTAAAACAGGGTTAGTAAAGCCAAATTCCTTAAGACTGCGTACTAAACGATCTATTTGAGCTTCTGAATGTGTCCTTGGATTGTTTTCGTATGGTTTTAAGGAAGTTCTGTCACGTTGAACAATAGATTCAGCCGAAAAAATAGTCATTAATGTGGTTTTTCTAAAATAATAATAGTCGGGGGATGGATCCGCACCACATACGGCCCTGCCTTAACCTTTAGCTTTCCATCCCAAAGGTGTATAGCTTTCAACCTGCTGCAAACAAAAGATGCAGGTATCAGGCTCCCCGACAAAATAATAATAATAAAATTGAAGACAAAAAAAAGCCCCAGTAAAGGGGCTAAAGGTTTAAAAGATAAAGGCTGCTGAGATAGAAATAGCTGCAAGGTAGAAAAGAAACATAGTTGCTCTTTCCTGGTTGTTAACTCTCTTGTCTAAACCTTTTGCAGTTTTCAAGAGTTCAGGCTTTAGCATTTTTTCTAAAACCTTAGAAGAAGAAGTCATTTAAGAAATCCCTTCGATGTGTTTTGTGCAAGCTATTTGATGCCATTTGTAGCCATCATTTTTTGCCATCTGCACAAACTCATCAGCCTCATCTTGTGTATTGGCAAATTCAGACCATTTAGGAGTGACAATATGCCAGTAGTAAACAGGATTGTCTTCCTGATACTTTTCTTGTCTAGCTTGAATATCAAGTTGTTCTTCGTAACGACGAAGTTCAGATTCAATAGGACAGGACATTTTAAGAAATGTGTGGAATGGGAGTCTCCCCCCTTTACTCTTTAATTATGGCATGCCACATAATAAAACGTGGCTTTTATTTAGAACTATTAGTCAGGTTCGCAAGTTGTTGTGAAGTCTCCGAAAAGAGGACGACCATCATCAGATTCGTCTTGAAACTTTTTGATTTTAATTTCAATGTCTCTGAGGCAACCTGCAAAACTAGCTGGATCAGCTTCCATTAATTCCTCATCATAAGGATCGAAATCTGAACCACCTGGTAAATCACGGATAGCATCTTGAACAACTTCAAGAATGGTATCAAGTTGATTTTTGTCGAAATTAACCTTGGTCATGGTGAAGTCTCCCTCATTGATTTAATATCATTATGGCATGCCATGAGATAAAACGCAACTACTTTCTTTTTCCTTTAATGGTCAGATACAGATTTGTGTAAGCAGCTATTACCAAGAGCAATAAACAAAAAGAATTAAAATTCATAATCATCCTCCGATCCAAAGATACTGCCAACACATTCACGCACATCAATATTCCATCTCAAATTAGAAATAGTGACTTTGCTATTACCAATTTTTTCAACGACAATGGCATGCGGGTTAGAACCATCACGAACTAAATAACCATTCTTCCAAACACCTGCTGTAAGTTTTTGAACAGGTGTTCTGATGGGAATAGATACTTTAGGTTCATTGACACCCCCCAGGGATTCGGGGGTTTTAGGGGTTAAAGGGGTTTTATTATAGGGGGTTAAAGGGGTTAAACTATCTTTTTTATGTGCGAGGCTACTACTTTCACCCCTTTCACCCTTTTCACCCCCACTTTCCTGGGTACCCTCCTTGCGTGGTTTAAACAAACTTGCTGGTCTTCCTTGGAGGTCTACTTTCATAGAATCGTCTTCTAATAACAGTCCTTTCTTTTGCAATCCTCTTAAAGTTCGCAATGCTTTTTGTTGGCTAATATTGAATTGAGAAGACACTTCACTAGAAGTTGTATGAACTTGGTTTTCCCACAACTTAACGACATGGTCATAAACATCACCTTGTCTACCTTGCAAATTCATTTCTACTTCTGCAAGATTTTCAATTGCAATAACGTCTTCTCCATCTCCATGAGACTTCCAACCATCATCAGTTAATTCAAGAACTAAACTTGTTGCTTTACTTCTTCCCATTGGTTTGCATGCAATACGGTGGTCCGTCTGCATCTGACCTTCAGGAGGAGGACATAACCAATTAAGTAGAACCGACCAACTAACCGCACCAGAAAGGCTATTATTACCTCTGGAAGCCGAAATAGCATTTCCACCTGAAACACTTTTGTTGGTGTGGTGTATTAAAACTGTTGTAGATCCAGTTCCAGATAACATCACTTCAAGTTGTCTAGCTGGTAAATCAAAATCACTACTACTTTCTTCTATACCTAACTGACCAATGCAAGCGTGGTAAGTATCAACCAAAATTAAAGACCCAGGATTTTCAGAAGCACATTTTCCAATAGCTTCTATTCCTGCATCATTAAGTTGAACATTGTCTTCAAGGCTCCAGAAAATAACTTTTTCGTGAAGCACATGTACAGCATTACCGAAAGGATCAATAGATTTAGTTCCAAGCCCTTCTCTTTCCAAAAGCGTCCACCAGTCGGATACGTTTTGATCGGTCCCCACGATGATCAAGTGATTGATGTGGCGACGTATTGGAAGATTCAAAAATTCCTGCCTGCCCCTTATGGATGCAGAAGCGAGAGCAACCATTAAAGCTGATTTACCAATTTTGGGAGGTGCTACCAAAAGATTTTGGCGACCTTGCATTATCACACCTTCCCAAAGCCAAGGAACAGGAGAAACATCTAATTTTGCTCCACCCCTTTTAGGTTCAGGTATTCCAACTCTTTTGCCAGAAGCTTGTGCTAAATAATGGGCAGCTTCAGCACGAGTTAACGGTAAACCAATTTCTTCTGCATTCTCACGAAAGAGCAATAATCGGTCTTGGCTATCTGTCGTACAACCAACGACTTTTTCGGCTGCGGATTTTAATTTTTGGACTCGTTCTTTTGCGTCTTCCAGAGTTGGAGTTGTATTCTGCGAGTCGTCTTGTGTAGAACCCATTAGCGGCTTTTTGTGGTGAAAAATAATCTGTTTGTTGGTAGACCCCTAGTTTTTCTAATTCTCGAAAAGCTTTCAATTCGGGGCTTGGTTCATAAGGATTAGCTTTGTCAAATTCGTCTAAAGCTTTGTCTGACCTTTCTTTTTGTGCTTTGCTGTAAACTCCTAAAGCTGCTTTTTCCCAATCGAAATCTTCAGGGAAAGAATAAGGAACCCATCTTAATAATTCATAGGCTCTTTTTTCTTTTTCAAAATCAACCATCAGATTTTTTAGGGAATAAACGATCAGGCATAGAGCACAAGGCATGCTGTACGAGAAGATTTATATAAGCAGTTTTAGATTGACCTAGCGGTCTTTTTTCTTCTACAAGCTGCATGACACGTTCATCAATCGTGACTCGAAATCTTGTATCAACGGTTTCAGTTGATTCGGGCATGAAAAAATAATTTGCGTTGAGGGCTAAGTATGCCCATAATTAACCCATATAGCAACCCCGATCTTGTTACCAACAATCCCCTCTCTCAACTTTTACCCAGAACCACACAGGTATAGATACAAAGGCGAATGGCTTTTGTACAACGTAACTAATGTTTTAGGACATGATATGAGTGCCTCAAAACAAGCAGCAATAAATTATTACAAAGATGGTCCAGATGGATGGGCAGCAAGAGGAAAAGCATTGCACAAAGTTTTAGAAGATAAATTAAAAAAAGGGAAAACCACCCAAGATGAAAAATGGCAGAAATGGATTGATGCTTTAAACGATTGTGATTTATTTGAAGAAGCAGAAATACTCGCAGTCGAATATTTACTTTGTGATCCAAGAAAATCTATAGGAGGATCTTTTGACTTTTTGATAAAAACAAAATATGGAGAAACGATATTAGGAGATTTAAAAACATCTTCTACCGAGAAAGCAGCAAAAAGAAGGGACGCTGCAAACGCACAACTTGGAGCATATACATTGATGCTAAATAAACATCACCCAAGCTTGATGATTGATAAATGCTGTACGTTAATTTTAGGACCAGATTATTGCAGAGTAGAAAGAACGAAACCAGATAATTGCGTAGAAGAATGGCAAGATGTATGGGGAAAATTTGAACTAACTTTTGAAGATTGGTAGGGGTTGCATTTTTTGAATTGGCATTCCATTATTAAACGAAACAAAGGAGACTTTACTTGAAACTGTTAAAACACAAATCTGGACTCTTTATAAGAGAAGGCACTTATGACAAACAAATTGTTCCAGAAGTTTTAAAATCCTATGCTTGGATGAAACCAAAAGGGGAAACAGTTTTAGACGTTGGAGGTTGTTTTGGTGCTTATTCTGTTCTTGCTTCTAAACAAGGGGCTGAAAACATTTATTGTTATGAACCTGAGCCAAACAACTTTGCAATGGTTTGTAAAAATACTAAAGAAATTAAAAATATAAAAGCTTACAATTCTGCACTTGTAACAAGCGAAGAAAAAGAAATTAGTTTTTATTTGACTCATGGAGTAAATCATGGAAACTTTTCCACTACTGAATACAGAGGAAGAAAAGAAATAAAAGTTAAAGCAACAAATTTCTACGATGTTTTAAACAGAATAAAACCAAGCACTATAAAGATGGATTGCGAAGGTTCCGAGTATGACTTGCTTCAAAAACCTTTACCTTCATTCGTAAAAAAAATCACAGTAGAAATACACTTTGGAAAGAAGGCTTGGAGGAAAACTTCTTCACACAAGTTGGTTGAAATGTTTAAAGATTGGAAGACAATTATTACACCAAAAATAGGAGAAAAGAACTGGCATACTCTTGGAGGATGGGAAAGGTAAAAAGTTTAGAAACATTTAGAATAGTTGCTATTTACATAATGGCATGCCATAATATTAATATGAAGAGCGATCTTCATGTCCACAGAACCTAGAAAACTAAATGGCTAAACCACGATCTTGGAAAGAAGTCCTTGCTCATCCTGATATTGAGTCAATCGAAGATAATCGGGAAGAAGCCAGAAAACTCGATCCAACTTCCGAGGACTGTGAAATCTGGGTCAACTTGCATGATCACGTTCAAAATCCTGTTTGTGGAACTGAGGGCGGTGGATTTTATGCAGGTGACATGAAAGATGTCATCAGTCACTTTTACTGGGATTGAACA